AAGTTTTCGTAATACTCCGCCTCAGTAATACCATTGGCAAGTGACCATGCAAGTCCAGCTGAAGCCATTGTCTTTCCCCTATAAATCTTTTGCAAGTACAGACCATTGTGGACTGTAGCCTTCGTCTTTCAAAAATGTCTTTGACCAGCCTCTGCGGCCTGCCAAGGTCACTCTGGTGCAGCCAATAGACTTGCCCCAGGATTCGATCATTGGTCTCATCCGTGAGAGTTCATCTAGGTCGCCACCAGCCAAGAAGTAATGCAAATTCTTTAGCCTGGGATAGACAATGATCTCAGTTAACACCACCGAGTCCTTGGCCGGCCACAGCTGTAATTGCTGCTTTTCAACCATCTCAGCGACATCGTCAAAATTATGTGTGCCTCCAGAGTATTCTAATGCCGCCTCCACATGGTGGCGTAGCCTCTCCAAATGTTCCTGATCACTCATCGCTTGCTGGATGGCACGGCATCAAGCCTCATCACCCCAATTCGCCAGTCAGCCAATACCGCACCAGTCACCTTCACATTGACTTGTCGGCCAGAAAACCGGACATCAGTCGGGTTGGCTGCCGTGTATGGCCCAAACGTAGACTGCGCACCAGTGGGGTAATTGCGGGTTTTAAATGAAACCACCGCCTCACCCAGCGTCTGCTCATCTGGCACAACTTGCCTGACAGACATGATGTTGTCGCCATTGCCCAGCTGTATTGGCCCAGACTCAGCGTAAACGCTGGCGCTGTCATAAGCAAAGCCGACCTCATGCTCATAGACATAACCATCGGTAGACACGGCCATTGGGTTGGTAAACACTCCGGCATCAGTGCCAGCAGTTCTGGCTAGTAACCCTATGTTCCAGTGCTGCTCTCTGTAGTTATAGGTGACATAACTGTCATTCTCATTGCTTCCACCACTTGGGTAGTACCACCAGATTTCACCAAACTTGCTGTTATGGACAGCATAGACTTTGGATGCCTGGTTAAAGTTCATATTGTTGAAGATGTAGTCAGACACATCGCATGGCAGTGGCTTGACATATCCGTCATAAATCCAAAAGCCAGACTTGCTCATCCAAATGGCAGCAGTGTCAATGGCCGCCACAGACTGGGCTGAAATGAGACCGCATCCAGAGCCGGCCTTCTCAAAGCCATAGACAAATGGAGCGCCAACATACTGGGCCGTGTGGACATCCACATCTGTAAACAGTAGATTGACACCCTTGACGCGCTTGCCGGCCAGAAGTGTTCCAGGCGTTGTCAACTCATAGTCACCGGCCAGATTGTTGCCTGCCGGTGACCAGACTGTATTGTCCTCTTGGTCGCACCATGACACTTTTCTTGGATTTCCACCAGAGCCAAGGGCAAACATGATGCGCTCGGCAGTCACCAGCACGGCCTTGTTACCCGCTGGTGAATTGGTAATTCTGGCCGCAAGTGTTGGCGTAGTGAATCCCAATTGCCATTCGTACAGCATCCCGTCTGTGCTTGAGCAGGCAATCAAATACTCGCCCCATGTGTCAAATGACCATGTGGTGGCTGGGATGGTGTTGCCAGTGTCAGGCCGTGCTACACCATAGGCAAAGTTTCCATAGGTGCTGTAGCCATAGCCCGTGACATTGCTTGCATTGGCAATGCCGCCAGCAAGGCCAGTCGGGCTGATTTCCTTTCGGACTCCAGCGTCACTCATCACATAGAGCTTTGTGTGCGTGCCAGCCGCAATCCATCGCGTGCCGCCATTGTCGCGCCAGGTAATGAGTCCTCGGCACATACCGCTTAACTGCTGGCTTGACCTCAGTCGCCAGCCACCCATGGGCCTCAAAGTATTTTCAAACCATCGGACCAAGTTGGCATCAAACCACCGGCCTGCTGACTGGTACTCAGTGCCGTTTCTGTAGATGCCTGGGGGGAGTTTGAGGGGTATATACATGGCAGTGTTTAGGTAATGTTTGAGACAAAGCTCATTGTGACAATGGCTGATGGGACTGCTGGCCGTGTGGGGGTTGTTCCGGCAGGGTATTGCTCAATCGAGACACCGACATCGGTTGGCCTCCACATTATCTCAACATAGTCATTGGCATTCAAGCTCAAAAAATAATTCATGGCAGCAATGGTGTGATACGGATCGCTTGCACCTTTTCTGGGTGCAAAGCCGAATCTGCTGTTTGAATTGGCCGAATTTGTGCCATTGACCCGAAACCAGACATCCACATCTTGAGACGCATTTGTCGTGTTTGTAAACTGAATGGAAAACTGCAAGTTCCAGATTCCGGCATCGGCCACAGTGATTCGGCTGTTGCTGGCTATTGTCACGCCACTTGAAAAGTCTGTGGTGTTGAATGTGACAGCGTAGGCCGTGGTGGTGTTGGCAGCCACCTGGTCAGTTGAGTCTTGAAATGCCCCATGGGGGGCATAGATAAACCGGCTTCCTCTTGGTCCAAACAGTGAGCCAAGCGCTGTGGTCAGTTTTCTAAAGAAAACATTTAAGGAGCCATAGTTCTCATTAAAGTGCCTGCGCTCATACAGGTCTGGTGGGTATCCCAGACTTGGTATAGATGGAGACTCTAATTGTTGCTTGACATTGGCCATAGAGCAATTATGTCAGGACAGACAGGGCGTGGTTGATGTGCTTGATCCTATCGTCTAGGCCAATAAAGCCGCCATTGATCTTTTTGGTCATGGTCCGATAGTCTTGGTTGTCTGCATACTGGTTGAGCTTATGGGTGTCCCAGAACCAGCCGGCAGTCAGCGCAGCATACTGGGGCGTGGCCACCAGCTCCGGCTGCATGATCAGGTCCACACCCAGAGCTTTGCCGGCATGGTGGTAGTTGGCAGAGCCTGTGAGCTGGATGCAGCCACGGCCTCTAAATCTGTATCCATCACCACTTGCCTCATCTCGGTTGCCCATTCGGCTGCTGTAGACAGTGTTGGCAATGAGCTTGGGATTCTTGGCACACATCTGGGCCTTGGCCGCATCAAAGCGCTTGGGCCAGAGCTTTTGCAAAGCCTCTGCCCTGTAATTGAGATTCTCTTCAAGGATTCTGAAATTACCACACTCATGGCCACACTGGCCGATAAAGGCAGCCTGACGCAATGGTGTTGAAATGTCAAAGCGCTGGAATGTTTCATTGAGCGCATCGACCCACTCTGGACCAATGTGCAGTTCTTTAAGTTGCTGACTATTGACCATTGACCAAACTCCTTACTTCGTTATAGGCATCAATGCAGGCATTGAGCTGGGCCGTGTTCCTGTCACCTTGGGCCACTATTTCGGCAATGGCTTGGAGGGTTTCTCGCTCGGCATCAGGAGCTGGGTCAGCCGGTCTGTCAAATTGGCTTCCTGCTTCTTTGCTATCTGGGGCGGTAATGGTGGCACTTGCGCTGGCTTGAACACAACTGGGGGCTGAGATGCGCACCCTGCCAGAGCGAATAGCACGATCAAGGGCAGACTGCTTTTGATTGATGACATTAGTGGTCTCCTGTAACTTGGTTGCGTTTGCATTTAATTGCTCATTAAGTTTTTGCTCGGTAGCTCTGGCCTCTTCATTCTTTTGGGCAATGGCAATCTTCATGTCATTGTCGCGCTCCAGCCACCCATAGTGGTGGCCCACTCGGTATGTACCGAATAATGAGACCAAGACACCAACAATGAGCCAGGGTAAGGGTATTGGTAGCATTACTCTGACTCCTGTCTGGCAGCTGCCAGTTGAATGCGCTCATGGTCATCCTCAAGATGGTCCGGTGGCGTGTCTGGTGGTGGACCAGGAGTCCAAGACTCGTCTAGCTCTGGGTTGGTCCATGTGGGCATTGCACCAAATGGCTGGCTTGGGATGCCGTTGGTGCTAGATGTAAACCCGTGATTGTTGCTGTAGCCGTATTGCTGGCCCATCATCGGTTGGCCCACACACTGGCCCATGGGTGGCGTTGGATTCATTCTTCCAGCAAATGATTTAGCGCCTTTGTTGATGGCAAACATTCCGATCAATGTGCTGATACTTCCAACCAATAAAAGCACAACGTCATTCAAGAGCTTGGTAAAAGCGCTGTCAATCGGGGCCATTGATTTGATTGGTTGGGTCACAAAAATTACAGAATAGAGCATTGCAAACACTGTGAAGCCAAAGACAAGCATGACAACAACCACTGCAAAAAGCCACCCATAAACTTTCAGAAGCTCAATCGTTTCCTCTGTGCTTTTAACTTCAGAAAGTTTCATTTTTTGGCTTCCTCTTGTGGTTGGACATCACCAATCTTTTTGTCCAAGATGGGTGCGACCAAGTATTCTGGACACATCTGGGTAAATAAGCACTTTGGCTTCTGACACTCTGGTGCATGGAAATGATCAGGATTCTGGCACTTGTACCGGTATCGGTCTTCGCAGCCAGTCAGCAGTAAAAGAAGCAATAGATATCTCATTTGCCTAATCCTATCCTACCCAACAGTAAATTAACGATGCGGTCCGAGAGGTCATCCGGCAAAAAGCGGAGAAAACCAAGCAGCCATAAAGCCACTACACCATAAACGAATATCTTTAGGCAGAGGTCAAACGTCTTCTGATACTCGTTCATTTTTTTTTAACCTTGGATAAATAACTATCCAAAACAAATAGTTAAAAGGTACAGCAGACCAAAGAACTATATCAAGCCAAGTCATCTTCCACACCTTTTGGTGGTATCACAAAACTCCATGAGTTCATAGATACCAATTCCGACCAGGAACAAAACAAAAGCCACACCGCCAATGATCATGGCCAGCTCATTCATCTCTTCTTCTTTCTTTTTGGCCGCCTTCTCTGCCTTCTCTAAAGACCTCAATTCCCTTGCATCATCGATGTCCATCTGGTCTTGACGGGCCTTGATCTTGTTCCAGACATCGACCTTACCTGTGGTCATAAAGAGCATCTTTAGCTCTTCCTCAAATGCTCTGGCCTGCTCCAGCGCCATCTCGATCTGGAGTGCTTGGCCCATGTTTGAGCCTTTGTTCTTCTTGGCATCGAGCAAGGCCTTGGTGGCGGTACTCTTGGCATCGAACATCTTGCCAATCATTGGAGCGAGACCGCCTAGATCATTGGCAACCTTGCTGGCCTTCTTGACCATGCTGATGGCGCTTTGCAGACCTTCTAATGCGCTGATTGGATCGATCATTTCCGTTCTACCTTTTCCCACTTGATGCAGACAACCTTCCGGTTGTAGACATCACCAGTCCATGTCCACTTGACGCATCTGTACTCGATGGCCGCTAATAGGACCAGAGCATAAATCATGGCCAAAACAAAATGATGACAAAAAAAGACCATGCAATGGTCAGAACAAGCAAGGCCGCAGCAACAATTGCCACGGCCCAGTCTCTCATAGCCCGAATATCTTCTTGACGAATTCGGCAGCGACACCTGGTCCAAACAAGACCGCAATGATCACCGCATACAAAAGGTATTCAATCTTGGTCATGCGCTTGTCCCCATCGCGCAGTGACCGATCAATGTTGTTGTATCTCTCTAAACAGATCGCCTCATGCACGGCAAGCCTTTTGTCAACATCCGCATCCATGATCACTCAGCAGCTGGTGCTTCTTTGACCATCTGCTTATCTGCTTGCTCTTTGACCTTGACGATCAATGGCCAGACACCGCTGGATGATGGCAATTGACCTAGAGTCTGCAAAATGAATTGCACTTCATTGACTTCAAGATTCAGATTCATGCTGCACTCCAAGGTGTGCCAGTAGCAGTTACAGGATTCTTCTGCAAAGCAATATTAGCCGCTAGAGCATCTTCTGTGGCTTGTTTATCAACACCATTAGCCCATACCCAACCAAGCACTGTTTCTTGTGTCAGGTCTGCATAGGGAATCGTTGGTGTGCCATCAGCCCATGAGCAAGTTGAATAGATAGAGGCTGTGTAGTCTCCATCTACTGCTGTGGCTTGCCAGTGTGCAGTTGTTACAAAGCCGTTTGAGGTTTCACGCTCAAGAGTTGAGATAGTCCATTGTGTAGTCATGATATTTTCCTTTTAAAGATTAGCGGCATCAAGTCGTGCCTTGAGGGATTCAATGATTGCTTGTTGTTCTTGAATTGCCGCAGTCAATGTAGCCACCAAGAATGATGTGTCAATGCCTTGGTACTGTGGCTTGCCTTCAGCGTCCACACCATCTTTTGTTCCTGATACTGCGT